GCAGCGGCTTACCTTGGATGATGGCGCCGTCCTGGAACACGCGCCAATACGGAACCGCCTCCCGGATCGTGATGACGGTGCGCGCATCGCCTTCGTTAGTCGTTTCGGAGGTTAGCCCCTGGGTCCATCGCTGGCCGAACTGACCGGCCGATGCAATGTCAGCGCGGCCTTTTTCTACGATTGAATTACCGAGTTTCATCGCCGCAGCATCAACCGACCGCCTGATTTTCTGCTTCTGCTTGGCAAGATTCGCGCTAAGTTGCGCTTCGACCGGCGGCCCGACCAAACGAATGCCGATCGTCATTCGTTGGTCTCCAGAAGTGACAGTTGATCGGGATCGGCCGCATCTTCGCCGGCCGGAACGAAGCTGCAGCGGCAATTCGGATGTGCAGGAATCAGAAAGTCAGCCTCGTCGAGCGTATAGGGACCGGCAGCAGCGATGCCGTCGCATTCGTCGCAGACACGATCATCGCCCGCGGTTTGGATGTTCACTTCTTCTGCGGCAGGCTCTGGCGCGCCGACTTCCTCGACCGCCGGCTCTTCGGCCGCTCGCGCGGCCTCCTCCTCGACAGCGGCTGCGGCTTTCGCCGCATACTCGGCCGCCCTTGCCTCTTTTCTGGCAGCGAGGACTTTCTGCCAAGCTTCCGCCGCCGCCGCTTCCCGCTCGGCCGTAGCGGCTTTGGCGGCCGCCACTTCCTCCTCTGCCCGCGCCTGGGCCGCCGCCAATTGAGTCTCGGCTTGCGCCGCCGTCACGCCCACCAAACCACCCGCCTGGTGGGATTCTATCTCGGCCGCTAGACGCTCCCGGTAGGATTCCAGCTCGGCTTCAGCCTGCGCCTGCTCTTCCTCCTGTTGGCGTTTTTGCTTCGCTAACAACTCGTTGACCTCGCGGAGGCTTTTCTGCACCGCGGTTTCTCGATCATGCAGCGAATGGTCGTGCTGCGAATGATCCCGCTTCAAGAACCGCGAAGGCTTGCGCGGCTCCAGGCGTTCCGGCGTGATGCCGACACGGGCGATGCCGGCGGCACGAAACTGTGCCAGCCGGCCGGAGTTATGCAGCTTGACCGTCAGCGTATTGGTCGCGGCCCGAACGCGAGCGTCGCCAACCTTGCGCAGCACCGGCAGCACTTGGCGATACATCGGCTGCGGCTTGCGCCGCCCGAGCGCGGCACCGGCGGCCTGCCGTGTAACCTGCTGCACAAGCGCAGCCGCGATGCCCGCGAACTCGCGACCGGCGAGCTCGCGGAACACCGCCGGCAGTGGCGCGGCACCGGGAGGCGTGTGTGTCAGCGCACTGCCAGCCTCAAATCCGGAGCGATAGGCGCGCTCGAGGAACCGCTCCCACCATCGGCCGCCGAGCAACTGGGCATTAACCGTCTGCTCGAACCATTGCATGAACGCCGCCAGCCGATTACCCGGATGCGGCAGCAACTGCGCCAGCGGGTCGCCGCGTGCCGCCATCACGTCGTGCTCGACCAGCATCGTATGCGTGAGCGAGCGCACCCGCGTCAGGCGGCGGTTGCCTTCGGCCAGGAATGAGCGCCGCAGGCCCGCGGTACCGGTCGGGTCGCTCACCGAGCGGCGCCACCCGCGGCATCAGGCACGTTGACCGCCACCGCGAACTCGCGGAGATCTTGCTGCGGCACGGGAGCGGCCCGCGTACCCGACCGAAACCTGATGAACGCGATGGCGCGCCCGACATCATGCGAAACGAGCACCGCCGCGCCCGGCACGACCACCGGCAACGTGAGCTCATGGCCATCGAGCGTGAATAGATCGTTGTAGAACACGCCATCCGTGCTGATCTGAAACGTCAGCGGCGCGGCATCCGTCCAGGCACCCGGCATGGTCAACCGCACCAATTCGCCGGCGCTACAGTCGATGGCGTCCGACAGCGATTCACCGGCTTGGATGAAAGGGCCGTTCAGAACCTGCAACATCTGCTCATCTCCTTACGGCACGGCGGGGTCGGCTTGTGTTGGCGGTGGCGGTAGTGCTTTGGGATCAGCCGGCGGCGCATTCGGATCGGGCGGTTGCCCCGTGAACGGCGCCAGTTGCGGCGGGGGCGGCGCCGGCGCGTTGTGCTCCTCGACCGTATCGCCCTCGGCCTCAGCGTCAGCGAGCGCCTGCTCGAGCCCAGGATAGAAACCGTCCTCGATTAACTGATTGATACGCGCGTGCGCCAGTGCGGTCGGCGGGATCTGCCCCTCGTCGGCATCGATCTTGTAGGTCTGCGCCTTCTTCAGCGCCAAGTCAGCCTTCTCGCCGTCGGTCTGCTGCCAGAGCGAATTCCACTCGTAATAGATTTCGTCCGGCCGATCGCCCAACGACGAGCGGATCAGCACCTCGTCGAGAATGTTCATCGCTGGTGTCAGGTTCACCGACTGCTCGCTGGCAAGCCGATCGTAATAATTGCGGAAATCGGCCTCGCCGGTGGCGTTGAGGCCGCGATGCGGCAGACCAAGAAATCGCGACGCCGGAATATCGGCGGCGCCCGACGTGATCTGCAAATAGGCCGTCAGTAGGGCCTCGGCGCCGGCCAGGTTGGTCCCGATACGCTGCCATTCCTCGCTGGAATCCAGCAGGATGGTGTTGATAATCGACTTCGCGGCGTTGGCGTTGGAAAACCGGCTGATGATCTTCTGCGTCCCGCTGTCGGTCGACAATTCCTCGCCCAGATTCGGCACCTTGATGACGTCTAACTTCATTTCCGACATCAGCGTCGCGAGAGACCCAGCGATCAGCCCGCACGCCTTGATCGCGCTGTTGATAGGCTGCAACACGCTGTCGCCGAACGATGACGTGCTCGAGGTGAGGATGTCGGGCGGCGGCAGTCCAACGAAGCGCACGACCCGCGAGGGGTGCATCTTGACTTGCGAACCGGGCATCTGTGCGAGCGACGCGGCGTTGCTCAGAGCGGGGCGGCCAAATCGATCGAACTGCGTCTGCAACTGATACCAACTAGGCTGCCCCCAATATGGCGAGCTCACGTCCCAAACGGTGTCGCCCATCGACAAATAGTGCCACGGCACCACGTGCAGGAACTTCAGATCGCCTTCGCCAACCGCTTCAGGGACGAGCTCTTCCTCCGGATTACCGGACTCGACGCCGATGACGATGACCGATCCGCCGTACAGGCGCGCCTTGACGAGCGCCTGCTGCACTTTCATCTGCACGAACAGCTTTCGCTCGCACATCTCGAGCTTGGTGATCTGATCCTGTTCGGCCTGCCACGCCCGCCATTCGCGCGTCATGTCGAAAGCCGGAATATCGATGCACTTGCGCGCAATCCAATCGCCGCGATAGGCGATCTCGCACTCAGCCAGCGACATCGGCACGAACGTGTATTCCTGCGACGCAAACTTGTCGCGTCCAGGCACGCCGAGGCCAGCCAGGAGATTGGTAAAACCGTCGCGCAAGGGTTTCAGGTTGATCACAGCCATCACATTTCGCGCCCTCGTCGACAACTCCTAATCAGGATGCGTTTCTTGATGCGGCCGTTCTTGTGGCGGATCACCCGCCAATGAGCAACTACTCTATGGAGTCGTTTCCGGTTGGGGCGGTGTCTGGTCATCGACAAGTGGCCCACCGGGCGGGATGCCGATGGATGGCGGTATCATCCCGGCGGGCCTGTGAGCTGACGGAGCGGGAAGCAACGTCAGCCTACGCGATCCGGTTGGACTTCCTCCTGCGCACCAGACCAATCAAACCAACAAGACCGGCGGCGAAGAACGGCAGGCTCGCGGGCAATGGGGTCACGACTGCCGCCGGTGCCGCCTCGATGAAGAACGAGTCCGGCCCGTCGTTCAACCCTGACATGAGAGCCACAAAGCCAATCGTATCTCCCACATGAACGTCGTTGAGATTGAGCAGCGCGCCGGTGATGGAGTAGTCCGGGAAGCCGGTGCCGTTGTTTTTCGATGGCACGTTGCCGGTGGTGCCGCCGGTAAAGGACGCCAGCACGGTATGCGTGGTGAAGTCGAGGAAGAAAAACGAATTCAACGTCTGCGGCGAGTTGGTATCGTTGACATCGACGCCGATGCTAAAACCGAGGCTGGTGTCGCCGTTGAGCAACAGGAAAGCCAGAAACGGACTGCCCGCGCCGACGGTGTAGCCGGTGGCGAAGGTGTTGTCGGCCAGCGTGTTGCGGCCGCCGTTGCCTTGATCGGAAAAGGCGGTGATCGAGGACACGCTTCCGTTGTTGCTGTAATCGTTATAGCCGAAGTTCGCTGGCTGCTGCGGCTGGTTCGCGCCGCAGATGACGCAGGGCGCGTTCTGCGGTTGATTGCCGGCCGGCACCACGTTGCCGAGGCTCAGGCTGCCGGAATTAGTGGTGTCCCAAGCCTGACCGCCCAGCAGGACGGTGCTGGCAGCCGCCGGCAGGGCAAGCGCCGCCAGGACGGCGGTCGCAGCAAGAAGTCGCTTCATGGGTTTATTCTCCGTTGGTTTCATCCAATCAAACTTTCAATATCGACAGGCTTTGCTCGGCAATCGCGTGCCCGCAATCCGGCGAGCATGGCAAGCGCCACCGCGCCGTCGATGCGGAACCGCGCCTTGTCCTTGTCGAGCTTGCGGTTGCCGGCCGGGTCGAGCACTGCGACCGCGTTGGCGAAATTCCAATTCAGAATCGGATTGCCCGGATGGACGAGCTTGCGCTCCATCACAACGTGCTCGAGCGCATCGATCGCCGGCCCCATATCTTTGAAGCCCTGGCCCCAAGGGACGAGGCGCAGCCCGTCGCCGCCCTTCTCGCCGTCCTCGTAAGCCTGCAGACCGACGCGATCGAACTCGCGCAACAGATCGTTAATGCGCCAGCGGTCATACGCGAGGCCCTTGACGCGGTAGCGCACCGTCAGATCGGCGATAAACCGCGCGATCGTCTCGGGATCGATCGTCTTGCCCTGGCAGAGCCGCAGATGCCCGGCCTCCGCCCATTGCTGGTAGCGGTGCGTGCCGCTACCGAAGTCGCGATTGGAATGCTCGGTCAGATGATCGGTTGGCTTCCAGAAATACGGCACGACGCGCAGCGGATCAGATACCGAGCCGACCATCAGCGCGGTCAGGTCGACGACGCTCGAGAGATCGAGCGATAGATAGACCTCCTCCTGGTCGGCGAGCTCGACCGGCCCGGCGCACAGCATCCACTCGGCGCGCGAGATCAGCGATGCGACCGGCGCCACCCGCTGATTCAAAAACAGGTTGCGGACTTTCGGCTCGTGCGCCGGCATTCTTTTGGCCTGGCGTACCGCGGCGACCAGATCTTCGCGGTCGCGGAACTTGCCGAGCGCCGGATTGGCCTTCGCCCATTGTGCTTCGTCGTCGAGGTCACAGCCCTCGGCCGCGGCGTGCAGATGGCAAACGATCGCCGGGTCGGCGCCGGCCATGCCGTCGTCGATCAGCTTCGAGAGGATATGCTCAGGATCATTGCTCTGCGTCGAGATGGCGATGAACAGCGGCTCCTCGCGGGCGCCGAAACTGGTATCGAGCACATCGTACAAATTGCGGTTCTTGGCCTGCGCCAGCTCGTCGTAGATCACCACGCTCGGCAAATACCCGTGCTTGGTGCCAGCCTCCGCGCTCACCGCCCGATAGATCGATCCGGTGCGTCGCACGAACATGGTCTTGGTCGAGGTGATGATCTCGATCTCTTTGGCTAGCTCAGGCTCGCTCTCGACGATCTGCCGCGCAAACTTGAACACGATCGCCGCCTGGTCGCGATCGTTGGCGGCCGAGTAAATCTCCCCGTTGATGAGCGCCTCTGGACCAATCAAATGTGCCAGCGCAATAGTCGCGATCAGCGCCGTCTTGCCGTTCTTCCTCGCCACCGACAGGATCGCGCGCCGCACCGCGCGCCGGCGCCCGATGTGCGGCTCGTAAATGTCCTTGATGAATGCTTTTTGCCAGGTCTGCAGCTTGAACGGCTTGCCCTGCCCGGTCCCGGATGGAACCGTCAGCTTCTCGATAAAACTGATCACATTCTCGGCGCGCTTCCTGCCATACGCGCTGCGCTTTGCTTGAGGTGCGAGCATAACCTAGTCGGCCAAAAGCTCGCCGAACTTGCTGGGCTTGCCGCCATCCGCCGGCGCCTGAATACGTACACGCGCGACCGGCGTGAACCCAAACTCGTTGGCAAACCGCACCATGTCGATCGAAGCCCGATGCGCAACCGCTATCAGCGGGTTCGGCTTTCCCTCGATAAGCAGGCCGCGCGTCACCGGATCGTCCGCCGCCATCTTCGCCAGGATATCAACCGCCGCGCGCCATTGCTGAAAGGCATGGCAATAGGCGGCCAGCACAGGCAAATCGACCTTCACCAGCATCCCAAGTCGCCTAAGCTGCTCGCAAACGACGCGCCACTCCTCGGCACCAGGCCCGACCAAAAACGTAGGCGGGCCGGGGACATCGGCAAGCGCATCGGGCTTCGGTTCGTTGAAGTTCAGCCGATTCAGCGCCATGCCAGGATTGCCCCGCAACAGCTTGAGGTGCGTCGCTTGTGGCTTTGGTCCCCGCTTCATGCGGCCTCCATTTTTCCCAGTGCCAAAACTATGTGCAAGTTCCAAAATTGGAC